TGATTCTCCGATGAAGCGTGTTTTGCCGATCTGTCGTGAACTGGTTGTGCTATCCGAGGTCGTTGATTCAATCGCAAAGTCACGGCTGTCATCCGGGATGTTGTTCATTCCTGAAGAAATGAGTTTTGGTCCTATTAGCGAAACTGAAGCACCGAACGATACGGATGACTTCGACGAGTTCATTGGGACACTGGTTGAACACATGTCTGCCCCTGTCAGGGATCGCACCTCGGCGGCTGGGCTAGTTCCGCTTGTTGTGCGTGGGGCTGCTGAGTTCGGTGACAAGATCAGACTGATTGAGTTAGCACAAGACTTAGATGTGACCTTTCAGAGTTTGCGTATGGAACTTCTGGATCGTCTGGCGAAAGGCTTGGACGCACCACCTGAGATCATCGGTGGTAAAGCCGGGTTGAATCACTGGTCGTCGTACAACGTGGATGCTGACTTGATTAGCAAGCATGTGAACCCTGTAGGCGAGATGATCGCAGAGTTCATCACGGTGGCGTACCTACGTCCGATGCTGTCCGAGTTTGAGCATTTGTCAGACGATGACGTTTTGCGGTTTGAGCTGCTTTTCGATTCTCGCATTTTGACTTCACGGCAGGATGAAGGTCCGGCTGCTACTGGTGCTTGGGATCGGATGGCTTTGTCTGATGCAACGTATCTGCGAGCTAATGGTTTCGATATGGAGGATTACCCTTCTGAAGATGAGCGGCAGCGGAGACTGTTGGAGAAGGTTGTTTTGTCTGATCCGCGTAACTTCGGCCCGAGGCTCCTGCCTGCTTTGTATCCTGAGCTTGCAAGGCTGTTCATGGACTTTGACTTGTTGAGTGTCAACGCTCCTGAAGTTGGTGAGTTAGATGCTCCTGCGGCTTTACCTGCCGATCCGGTGAATCAGCCTCTTGCCGATCCGGGCGCTATGAATCGCGCTCCTGCGGCACAGCCAGATACCCCAAAGAGCATTGGCGGTAACGCTCCTCCGGTTCCTCGTCCTGATGGGAAGTCGTCAGAAGGTTTAGCAGTCATTGACGATCTAGTTGAAGCTTTGGCAAGCGCAGCTAACTCGGCTTTAGGCGAGAAGTTGAATCCGGGTGAGCCGGTTGTTCTTTCTGTTGATAATGGGTTTGTGCCTTCAGCGCGAGAGTTAGTCGGTGGATGGTTGTTGGATATTGGTGTTGACCCTGCTGCTGTTCCGCCGTTGATGGACAATGTGGTTGGCCCGTTGGCGATGGCTTTGGATTCGTATGCGAGTTATGTTTCTGCGGGTACAGATGGTTGGGATGGTGAAGTGCCTCTTGATTTGATGTCTGTTCCTTTGCAGAGGGCGTTGTGGTCGTTTGCTAATATTAGGGCTGAAACACACACCACAACGATTGCTATTTGATAACCCATCCGAAGATTGGGTTTCTTCATAGTAAGGTCCAAGACTGCAAGAACAACCACGCCTAACGCCAGATGGCGTGTTAGCCTCGGAGTCCATATGAGCTTCCAAGTCATATCCGATAGCCCATACTGCCCGCTACCCTCCGGGGGGTTCGCAGTGGCCGTAGTCTCCGCTGCCGAGGATGGCACAATCATCCATGACTCGTGCCATCTGACTGTTGCTGAAGCAGAAGCGTGGATCGGCCAGATGGATAACCCTGACGTTGATCTAACTGATGAGGCGCTCCCGCCAGAGATGCCAGAAGTAGCGACCAACAGTGCCGCTCCTGCCGGGTATGTGAACCGTGAAGCGATGCTATCTGCGATGCTCGCCGGAGCGATGTCAGAACTGGGAGTCGATCCGGTATCAACGGAAACTGAAGATACGGTTTCGTTTGGGGCTATTCCTTCGCATTCGTCATCACTGAGCGAAGATAGCTTTTCGAGTCCTGCTGCTAAAGCAACAAGGATCATCTCTCCTAACAGCGAGGAGTACTTCGCTAGGATTTTTGCGTGGCGTGATACGAACGCAAACACTCAAGTCAAGTCGTCTTACAAGTTCCGGCATCACTTTGTTGAAGAAGATGGCACACCGGGTCCGGCTTCACGGATCGCGTGTTCTGGTGGGATCAGTGTTCTAAACGGTGGCGGAGCAGGGACCACAATTCCTGAAGCCGACCGTCAAAGAGTTTATGACCATCTTGCTATGCACCTGCGTGACGCAGGCCGTGACGTAATCGAACTTCTATCTCAAGAGGATTATATGGTTGCCCTTGCTAAGTCGAATGAGATGAAAGCGCAGTCTGCCGAGTTTGGGGCGATTGCTTCGCACAGTACCCCTGTTGGCGATCAACGGTTTGTAGGTCCGTCTGCTTCCGAAGTAAGAATCATCTCTCCTAACAGCGAAGATTACTTCGCTGATTTCTACGCTTGGAGAGATGACGCTAGAGACACAAGCGTCAAGGGTTCTTACAAGTTCTTCCACCATTTCGTTTCCGACACTGGCGTTTCTATTAGCGCTTCACGGGTTGCGTGTTCTAGCGGTATAGGTATCTTGAATGGCGCTCGTGGTGGCAGCACTATCCCACTTGTAGACCGTCAGGGAGTGTATGACCACCTTGCCCGACACTTGCGTGATGACCAGCGGATAGCACCAAAGTTGTTATCACAGGACGATTACGAGGTTGCTTTGATGGCAGCGAATACCGAGTTAGCTAATACCAATCAGAAAGCATGGGATGCAGATATGGAAACAACCAGTAGTTCAACTGAAGTATTTGACATGCACGAGGATGAAGTAATGGAAGACCAGCTTGAAACAGATCAACTTGAGCCGGTCGAACTTGAAGAAGGTGAGATCGTTGTCACTGATGGCGACATGTCAGGTCTGTCAGATGATGAGCTAATGGCAGAGCTTGCCCGCCGCTGGGCTGAGAAGACGATTGAGAACCTTTCGGCTGAAAGGCCAGCAGAGTTTGATAACCCTCTACTTGAGGTTGAAGTTGAGGTTATCCAGATCGAAACTGAAATTGAATGTGAATGCGGCGAAGGTGAATGCGAGTGCGGTAAAGATAAGAAAGAAGGCGGATACGGCAAAGAAAGCGACGATGAGATCGTTGTGACCTTGCCTGCCGGGACTTGCATCACTATCGAAGCCGCAGAAGAAGAAGAAGAAGACCATAAAGGAAAAGACGGTATGGGCGGCGAAGGTGGCCCGATGATGCTGATGGCAACCGATGGTGTGACTCTTGCTGATGAACCACAGATGGTTGACACACCTGTCTCCCTCTACGACTGGGAAGGCGTGTTGATCGTTGAGGGTCTTGCTTCTGGTGATGGCCGGAAGATCGCTGAGAACGCTTTGACATGGCGTGAACTTCCGTTGCCACTAATGCTTCAGACTGCAAATGCTTCAGGGCATGACGGTGCTGTGATCGCCGGGTCGATCCACGAGATTGAGCGTCAGGGCCAGAACATCGTTGGCCGAGGCTTCTTTGACTCTGGAACTGCTGGTGTTGAAGCACACCGACTCCTAGAAGAAGGCACAATGCGTGGTGTGTCCGCTGACATCGACTCTGTGAAAATCGAGTTTATGACAGACGATGGGGCTTCTGTATCGGCAGAAGACATGATGTTTGGTGGTGTAGATGCCCTTGAGGTGCTGGTAGCGGGACGGCTGATGGGTGCAACTCTTACACCGTTCCCTGCGTTCCAAGAAGCGTTTGTCACGGTTCTGATCGGTGAAGAAGTAGAAGTTGATGTGACTCTCGTTGCTTCTGGCGCAGACACACTTGGTGATGTATGGCGTGTCCCTTCACCGCTTGGTGTGTGGCCTTCAGGTAAGGGTGATGCCGAGCAGGGTTTGGCAAGTCTCGTTGCTTCTGCTGCTGCGTCGGTTGAGGTTCCTACTAACCCACCAATGGATTGGTTCCTACCCGGCAAGATGACAAGTATTGAGCCGTTCACGGTTCACCCGGATGGGCGCTGCTACGGGCTTGTCGCTGCGTGGGGTTCATGCCATATCGGGTTCGCTGACCGTTGTGTCCCGGTTCCTAAGTCTGGTTGCGCTTACAAGCATTTCCGTAACAAGAACGTGCTGACCGCTGAAGGCACCCTTGTTGCTACTGGACCGATCTACATGGACACGGTTCACCCGAATCTGCGTCTGGTCGCTTCTGACTCTCAAGCTTTCTACGCTGACACTGGTTGCGGCGTAGCTGATGTTGCCTTGTACGAAAACGAGTTCGGCATCGTCGCTGCTGGGGCGCTGCGCCCCGGTTTGTCTGCGGAGCAGGTTCGGAAGTTCCGTGGCTCGGATGTTTCTCCTGACTGGCGACAGTTGGGTGGCAGGCTTGAAGTTGTTGGTCTGCTCTCTGTGAATGTCTCTGGCTTCATCGTTGAGGGTCTTGTTGCGTCGGGTGCTGAAGTATCTGCACCAAGAGGCGTGTGGGATTCTGTGGCCGGTGAGGTGACTGCTCTGGTAGCGGCGGGGATGATCCATACGGCTGATACTGAGAAGTCTGATCTGCGTCGGGAGTTGGATTCGATCAGGGTTGAACTATCGGAGTTCCGGGAGGCGTTGCGTCCTGTTCGTGCTGCTGCTGCTGCTGCGAAGTTCGCTGCGCTTTCTCCTGCTGGTGACGTTGAGTCGGGTTGCTCCTGCGACACAGGCCACTAGCTGCCGGAACGGGCGGGTGAGTCATCTGGGGTGTCCACCCGCCCGTGTATCCTGTGGGTATGAATGAGCAAATCGGTTTGGATTGGAACGCTGCTAGTAAAGCGGCGGATGTTGGGATTGAACTGGCGGACGGGAATGCGCTTGAGGAGTGGAAGTCTCTTGCTGATGACTACATTTTTCGGTTAGCTGAGAAGTCGTTGGAGTTCACTTCTGAGGATGTGTGGCGGATGGGGTTGCCTGCTAATCCGACGGGGGCGAACAGTGCGCTCGGTGCGAGGTTCCGTTCTGCTGTGTCTGATGGCATCATTTGTAATTCGGGACGGAAGAAGAACACGCTTGCTCAGGGTAAGCATGGTTCTGCTACGACGATTTGGACTTCGCTGGTTTGCAAGATCCATGCGGTTGATAACAGCAGGAGTGAGATCGACGAGCTTCGGACTGCTCTGAGTTTGATGTATGGGCTTGCCCGAATGAACACTGAGCCGCCTTCTCGTTGGGCTGTTCCGGGGACTCGTGGCGGTGATGTGATGTCGGTGCATAGCCGTGTTGCACGACTGTTGGGGTTGTCGAACCCGTGGAACCATGAGCCTGATGATGGTGTGTTGTTCTCTAGCCGTGTGAAGCGTCTGGTAGCGAAGGTTGTCTAAGTGCGCTGACCGTGGGTGCGGTGTGGTGTTGTCGCATGAGACTCGTTCTGCTGATAACAACACGTTTTGTAAACAGCATGGTGATCTGGTTTGGGCGTTTCGTCCGAATGATCGTCTTGCTGATGAATGGTTTTTTGTGTCTGAGTCTGAGCCGGATGAGGGTCAGGTTGTTGCGGGCGATCAGTGTGATGGGTGTGGGTTGTCTGAGTTTGTGGTTCGCCGGGTGAATAAGAATGCGTGGATTGCCCGGTGTGAGGGGCAGTGTTGGGATGGGGATTTGATTGACGGGTGTGGGGCTTTGCACTTGGTGCGGAGGAAGATGGGGCGTGAGGTCTAGGTTGGCTCGCCGCCGTCGCAGGCTGGGCGGGGTGCGGGCGACGTTGGTCCGGTTGGCCCGTGTGTTGCGCTGACTACACGGGCCAAGTCGTTATTGGGTTTCGATCCAGATAACCCGAGCGATAACGCTGCGGGCTTCTGCGACTGTTTCAACGGTGCGAGTGTTGATTGGTTGGCGTGATCGGCGTGAGCCAAACACGAACGGTTCGGCTCCGGTGGTATCGGTGATCTGCCAGTTGCGGCGACCTGAGCCACGGGAGGTGCTGTTGGTGCGGTTGATCCAAGGGGTGATTGTGAATCGCCCGTCAGGTGTCGCGTAACCCTCGGTGGTTTTGGTGAACTTGATTGTGGCGGTGGTCATTGTTGTCTCCTTGGTGGTGGGCGTGTTAGCCACGCTCATCGGTTTCTTGGTCATCTTCCCAAGACTGATCCCATTCCTGATCCTCTTGGTCCCACTCCTCTTGAGTTTGTGGTTCGTTTGGCATTGTTTGCTCCTTTATTCGTTGTGATTGTTGCGGCAGCGGGTGTTGTCAATTTCGATGATTTTGTTGCAGCAATCGCTGTAACCTTCGTTTTGCTCTCGTGCGCTCCAGCCGATGTCTTCTTCGTTGGTGGAACCGCAGCTTCGGCAGTGCGGTTGGTCGATGTTGCAAGGCTTGCTCATCTCTTTACTATAGCACGATCAACTACAGAATCAAAGTCAATATCAAACAATCTTGAGATTTCTTTTCAATCACCAAACGGAGGATCTAACTACACGCGTGTCATTCGTATAACATCACCGGATCAAAGACGGCCCCGATGACTGGAAACTCAAAGCACGCTGCCGGGGCAAACCCCCTAGCATGTTCTTCCCTAAACAAGGGCAGTACCAAGATGTCGTCAGAGCCAAACAGTTCTGTTCACAATGTGAAGTCCAACAGGAATGTTTGACAGCCAACATCGACGAAGACGACGGTGTATACGGTGGAACCTCTGGTCGTCAACGAAAAGAGATGCGGCGCGCTATGAAGCGAGCCGAAAGAGAAAGGCTACGGATTGAAAATCGTCCTAACTATAGAAACCTCGCGACACAAGCAGAACCGTGGGAAGAACGCAGACTCCGAGGAAACCCCGACCCCGGCGACCCCGGCGACCCAGCCTGAGCGGGTTGCTGAAGGTTTGCTGACACCTGAGTTTCAGTTTATAGAAGGCAGATCGACCCCTCCGCCGCCTAGACCACCCGGCGCTCAACGCCCTGTCGAATAAGCTATGCACTCAAGTTGCTATTTCATGTTCTAAGGTGTTCCACTAACAGCCCTAACAATTCGGGGTTGAGCGGTAACGGTTAGTCCGTAGCTGCGTGACAACACCTAACGCTCAAGCTGGAGGAGTTCTAAATTGGCAGACATCGTTGTTCCAGAAGACCTAAGCGCAGTGGTCGATGCCGACCTAACTGCTCTTAGCGATTCCATTCGTGCAGAAGCCGAAATGATTGGCGCTGACGCAGCGGCATCCGATGAGGCATTAGCGCAAGTTGAAAAGCTTGTAGCCGAGTACGACCGTGTTGCAAATGAGATCGCAGCACGCAGTGCGCAGAGGAAAGACCGTGCAGACAGAGTTGATGCTGCTCTTAGCCGTTTGGCTGAAGCAACACCAGAGTTGATGCCATCTGAAGGTGATGTTGTCGATGAGGGTGTTGTTGTAGTTGCTCCAATGTCTGCTGATGAGCCTGTTGAGTTCGCTGCTGAAGAAACCGTTGTTGAGGCTAACCCTGAACCTGTAGTTGAGGTTGAGGTTGAGGTTGTTGCTGAACTTGCGGAAGAAGAAGCAGTCGAAGCAGTAGTCGAAGTAGTCGAAGCAGTCGAAGTAGTCGAAGTTGTTGAGACAGTCGAAGTAATCGAAACCGTTGAGGTTGAGGTTGAGGTTGTCGAAGCGGCAGTTGAAGTAGAAGCAGTACCCGAGGTTGAGACTGTTGAACTAGCAGTTGAAGCTGAGGTTGTAGTACCCGCCGCAGACATCGTGTCTGAGGTGGTTGAAGATTCCACAATCGAGTTGTCCACGGAGGTCAGCGGCATGGAAGACAGCAGTTCCCTTACAGGTGCCGAGGCCAGTTCTGCGCTGACCCGGCTTGTCCCCGACGGTGTTGCACCTATCGGTGAAACGGTTTCTACGGGTGCTGCATTGCACGCGTCGAACGCTGTTCCCGGTATCAGTGAAGGCACCACTCTTGATCGTATGGAGCTTGCTACTGCGATCACTAAGAAGCGCCACGGAATGAACAACGCTTCTTCTGGTTCGTATGAGCGTATTGTTCTTGCGACCGCACAGTCCGATCTTCCTAACAAGGTCGCCGGTGGCGCTGAGGAAAACTTCTCGGTGTTCGACACGGTTCGCACAAGCTGGGCGCTTGAGTCGCAACAGCGGACTTCGCTTGTTGCTTCCGGTGGTAACTGCGCACCGCTGCCTCCTTCATATGAGTTCTTCCGTCTGGCAGAGCAGATCAACCCTGTTGAGCAGGCTCTCCCTACGGTTGAGGCTCCTCGTGGTGGTATCCGTTTCATCACTCCTCCAGATTGGACCGATGCCCTTGCGGGTGTTCGTGTGACGACTGAGGCTGAGGACGCTGCCGGTTACGGTGACGCTTCCGGTCTTACCGCTCCTAAGCCTTGCGTTCACGTTGACTGCCCACCGATTGAGGAATGCCGCGTTGACGCTGTGTCTCAGTGTGTGGAGTTCGGCAACTTGAACTACCGGGTGTTCCCTGAGCAGGTTGCTGCTTTCCTTGAAGACCTTGCAGTGGCTTTCACTTCAACCAAGGAAATCTTTTACCTTGACGCAATCGACGCAACTTCAACTGCTGTAACTCTTGGTTACGGTGGTCAGTCTTACGGTGCAACCCGTACTTCTACTCTGTCGATTCTGTCTCTTGCTGCGAACTACCGTCGCCGTCAGCACATGGCGATCAACTCGGTGTTGACGCTTATGCTGCCGTCTTGGTATGTGGAGTTCATCAAGTCTGACATGGTGAACGATCATGCTCTTGGCATGAGCTTCCTGAACGCTGGCGAGGCTGAGGTGACCGCATGGTTGGCTTCTAATAACCTTGATGTCGTCTGGTACTACGATTCGGCTACCGGCGCTGGGCAGGCATTCAATGATGCTCAGGGTGCTGCGGTTCAGAACCTTTTTCCTGCGACTGTGGTTGCTTACCTGTTCGCTCCCGGCACTTATGTCCGTCTTGATGGCGGCACGTTGGATGTTGGTATCGTGCGGGATTCAATCCTCAACGGGACGAACGATCTGCAAATCTTCTCTGAGCAGTGGGTTCAGGTTTGTCAGGTTGGTCTTGAGTCGATCCGTCTTGAGATGGAGCTTTGCCCAACAGGTGTTGGTCCTGTCGGCACAAGCGATTACACCGATTGCTCACGCGGCTAATCGGGTTTGTTGTTCGGGGAGGGGGTCGGGAAACCGGCCCCTTCTTCGCGTCTCGGCTTGGGTTTGTTTGTTAGGATGGGTGGATGAAGATTGCTGCTGTGACCCCGTGCTACCCGCCGGGATCGCGCGTTGGGTCTTGGCTTTCAACGCATGAATGTTTGAGGGTGCTTGTTGCTGCGGGGCATGATGTCGTGGCGAACCCGATGATGACCGATGAGGTTGACGAGTACGTCCTTGACACCGTTCGTGTCGTGCCGGGTGCTGTGCGAATGGATGAGGTTATCGGCGGCGCTGATCTGGTCATCTCACATATGGGCGATCCGGGCCACGCGCACCGCGCCGCACTGGGTCGGGGTTTGCCGTCGGTGCGGATGGTTCATGGGCTGATTGGTCAGGACGCGTTGCGGCAGTTAGCTGCTTACCCTCCTGATCTGTTGGTGTTCAACTCTGAGTCGTCTGCTGCTACTGCGCGTCATCGTTGCCCGCATATTGTTGTGAACCCGATTTTTGATCGGCAGGACTTCGCTACTACACCGGGTGATCTGGTCACGCAGGTGAATCAGTCTGATCCCAAGGGCGGTCAGATGTTTCAGAAGCTTGTCCGGTTTATGCCTGATGTTGGCTTTCTTGCTGTGCGGGGCGGGTATGGCAAACAGCGTGACATTGTTGGTCAGAACGTGGAGAGGCTTGCTCCGACGCAGGACATGCGAGGCGATGTGTATTCCCGGACGCGTGTGTTGTTGATTCCTTCTAAAGCTGAGACTTGGGGAATGGTTGGGGTTGAGGCGATGTGTTCTGGTATTCCGGTGATGGCTTCTCCGACTCCGGGTTTGCTTGAGTCGCTGGGCGAGGCGGGCGTTTTTGTTGCTGATAACAACTTCAAGGGTTGGATGTCTGAACTGAGAAGGCTTCTGGACCCCGTAGAGTGGTCTGCTGCGTCTGCTAGGTCGTTGGCAAGGGTTGCCGAGTTAGACCCGTATGAGGGCGCTGTGCGCTTTGTGAAGGCTATTGAGGGGCTTGAACGATGAATGTTGCGGTGATGTTCCCGTGGAGGGCTAAAGATGAGCGTGTGGCCGCTTACGCTGTCACACGGGCGTGGTATGAGGTGCATGTTCCCGGAGCGAAGATCGTTGAGGTTGATACGGGCCACGAGGTGTTCAACCTCGGTGCGTGTCGTAACGCTGCGATAGAGATTGCGAAAGGGATGGGCGCTGATGTTGTGGTCATCTCGGATGCTGACACGCTTCCACCGCCGACTGGTTTGGCCGCTGCTATCGCTAACGCTGACGATCACAAGTTGCATATCCCGTTCACTCAGTGCATCTATGCGGGGACGGACTCAGGACCGGGGCTTGCCAACGGCGGGGTTCATGTTGTGACCCCAACGGGTTGGGATTCGATAGGCGGGCAAGACGAACGCTTCATGGGCTGGGGCGGCGACGACGATCAGTTGGTTGCCT